CCTACATCAATGAAGACAAACCGTTCAAGCGTTGCTTTGACGCAGTGCCTGAAACATTCTACAGTAAGGCAACAGGCAACTTAGTGCTTAATAGCTCGTGTAACTTCTGCAACTATAAGAAGTCTTGCTGGCCTGAAATGACTAGCATACCTAAGCTTGTAACACGTGAGAAGACTAAGGTAGGTCAGATCACAGACTATGTATTCATTGCTCCTGAACACCTTGAGAAAGCAGAAAGCTATGAAAGCAGCTAAGCCTAGACGACATGTCAAGGCTAAATATCGCAGCGGCTTGGAAGATCAGGTCGCTGCTTTTTTAAAGCCTATACAGAAAGAAGTACGCTACGAAAAGATAAGCATTGAATGGGAAGACCTTATGTATAGGTCATACACACCAGACTTTGTTTTAGATAATGGTGTTATAATTGAGGCTAAAGGTTTATTTGATAGTGAAGACAGACGCAAACACTTAGCGGTGAAAAAGCAGCACCCTGAGTTGGATATACGATTTGTTTTCAGTAGTGCAAAATCAAAGCTTTACAAAGGCTCCAAGACATGCTACAGCGATTGGTGTAACAAGTATGGCTTTAAGTGGGCCAATAGAATTATACCTGAGCTATGGCTTAAAGAAAAAGGTACTGCACCTATCACTACAGACATTAAATTAAAGACACCTAAGAAGGAAAAGTTATGAGCTATGAATTAGAAGACGATGAATACGCACTAGTTTTACGCCCATTTGATATTGCAGATGATGGTTCAGAAGATATGCAGATGTCAGTAGGAATGTCTGCTAATTCTGACAACGAACACTCAGAAGAAACTCAAAACATTATGTACTACACTATGACATTGCTTGCTGCAGCATTTGAGCTTATTAATACAGATACAGCATTCTTTAATACAGTACGCACAAAACGAGATGAGATGTTCACGAAGGAAGAAGATGATTTCATGGATGACATTCCTAGTGACGGCATCACCGTCAGTAAACCTCAGTACGTAACAGAAGGTAACGTAATTAAATTAACACAGTTTACTAAAACAAAAGGAAATGCATAATGGCTAAGTGGTCTGATGAAGAATGGAAAGCAGACAATAATAACTACGATCCTGTGACACGCCCAGAGCATTACAATCAAGGTGGAGTAGAGTGTATTGATTACATTCGTCAAGTGTTAGGTGAAGAAGGCTTTAAGAATTACTGCTTAGGTAACACCATAAAATACATACACAGACATAACTATAAGGGTAAGCCCCACGAAGACCTTAAGAAAGCCGCCTACTACCTCAACAAAGCAGCATCAACACTAGAGGATAAAAAATGAGCAATGCACCATCTATGATGTTACGAGAGTTCATTAAGACGTTTAAAGGGTCATTAGATCCACGACTTTGGGTTGCACTTATTAAAGAAGAAATGGCTGAATATGATGAGGCTGTAGCTAACAATGACCGTGTAGAAATGCTTAAAGAAGCGTGTGACATTATGTACGTTCTTACAGGATTTATGACAGTTACTAATGGCGGTGCTGATCCAGAGATTGTACAAAGTGAGGAGATTAAAGCGTGGCAAACAGTAGCTGAAAAGGCAGAAGATAAGTTTGAAACTGCTACTAAACTGTTTGGTGAAGAAACAATGAAGAAAGCATTTCAACGAGTACACGTAAGCAATATGTCTAAGTTAGGTACAAATGGAAAACCAATATTTCGTGAGGATGGTAAAGTTATGAAAGGCCCTAACTATAAAAAGCCATACCTAACTGATTTAGTAACGGAGACAGCATGAAGTTTAGTGTATCGTTACAGATAGAAGTTGATGAGAGTGGCAACATATTAGCAGTAGATGAAGAAGGATGGGAACAAGATGTAGGCGATCTAATAGAGCAGCTATTCTATGATGTAGATGATGTTAAAATTAATACTGTAAAGGTGAAACGATGAACAACTACTTACCCACAGACTACCAATCCTTCATTGCTACATCACGCTATGCACGATGGCTTAACGATGAAAACCGCCGTGAGAATTGGCGTGAGACAGTAGAGCGTTTTATTGCTAACGTAGTGAAGGGCAAAGCTGATGTACGTACA